AAGAAAATGATTTAATTTGTCTTGAAACACTTAAAGTTAAGAATATGATTAAAAATCATAAGTTAGCAAAAAGTATTTCTGATGTGTCATGGGGTGAATTTGTAAGACAATTACAGTATAAAGCTGATTGGTATGGCAAAGTTATTCAAAAAGTTGACACTTATTATGCAAGTAGTCAAATTTGTTCAGTATGTGGCTATAAGAATATTAATGCTAAACAATTAGCTATAAGACAATGGGAATGCCCTATTTGCCACACTTACCATGATAGAGATATAAATGCCTCTAAAAATATATTAAATGAAGGATTAAGGCTGCTATCAGCCTAAACAATAAATACGATACCGTAGGAACTACGGAAATTTAAGCTTGTGGAGAATATGTAAGACTGTATTAGACAGCAACATTCTGTGAAACAAGAATCTCATCACTTTAGTGATGAGAGGTTCAAATTAATGTCTAAAATTCAATGTAATTAAATGAACGGATATATCCGTTTTGGAGAGTAGATGATAAGTAAAAAAAAAGTTAAAAAGAATATTAGTAAGACAGGCATCGAAGTCAATACTATTTATTGCCGAAGGTGCATGACTACAAAAAAATATTCTGATTTCTTTGCAGCAACAGATTTAGAATTAGATGCAAATGGATATTTTTCTATTTGTAAAGATTGTTGCCAAGAGATATATGATAATTATTATAAGGAAGAAAGCGATGTAGCAAGGGCTATACTTAGAACATGCAGAAAATTAAATGTGTGCTATAGTGAAGTTTTAGTAGAGCAAACTTTAGATAGACTTAAGAAGATATACGAAAAAGGTAAAGGATCAGAGAATATCTTTAGCATTTATAAAGCTAAACTTGCAACTATAGGTGGTGGAGATTTTGAAACCAATTTAAAAAATGGTGCTTTTACATTCAAAGAGCCATCAATCTATGTAGAAAGTCAAGTAGACGTAAATAATATTGAAGATGCCCGTGATTTAAAGCAATATTGGGGAGAAAATCTCGCTTATGAGGACTATTTGTTTTTGGAAAGAGAAATAGCTGATTGGAAAAAAACTCATAAATGTGATACGAAAGCAGAAGAAACTTTATTAAAGGAAATATGCCACAAGATGCTTGAGATTAGAAAGCAAAGAAAAGCAAACGATGGCAGAGCTTCTGCATCAGTTATAAAGGAACTCCAAGAACTAATGAAAACGGCGAGTTTAGATCCTGCTAAAACATCTGCTGCTAACTCAGGCAAAGCGCAAGAAACATTTTCTAATATAATAAAAATTATAGAAGAAACTGAGCCTGCCGATTACTTTAAAGATAAAGAACTATTTAAAGATTTTGATAATATAGGATTTTATTTCAAAAAGTATGTAACCAGACCTTTAAAGAATTTTGTAACACAAAGTAGAGATTTTAATGTAGAAACTGATGTAGGAGATGATGACTTAGGTATAGAAGATGAGGATAATGAAAGCGAAGGAATTCCTGATTTTGGTCAAATAGGAACGGAAAACGAAGAGGTTTAATTATGGCAACTTCACCCAGACCTTATAAAAATCAAGAACGCAAGAATATGAATTCAAAAAACTTATTCGTTCAGCCTATTTCTATGGTTAGAAGTAAGACTATAGAAGATGAAAGGCGAGAACGATATAAAAGATGGATTACTTTTTTTAGAAGGAATCCACATCGTTTTATTGAATTTTATTTTGGCATAAAATTACATCCTTATCAAATATTAATAATATACGCATTACAAAAAAGTAATTTAGCTTATATTGTAGCAAGTCGGGCAGCTGCTAAAACTTGGATCATAGCGGTATGGACTCTTACATTAGCAGTTTTATATCCTGGAATTAAGGTTATAGCTTGTTCGAAAACAATAAAACAAGGTGCTTTAATTCTTAGTGATAAATTGTCTGCATTAAGAACTACATATCCTAATGTTGCACGAGAGATAGAAGATATTGTAACTAACTCAAATATTAATGTTGCTACATTTCATAATGGTAGCACAATAAGAACATTACCTAGTTCTGACAGCGCGCGAGGTGCTCGTGCTAATTATATATTGATAGAAGAATCACGATTAGTACCAAAGCAAATATTAGAGCAAGTTATAAAACCTTTTTTAGAAGTTAGAACGCCTCCTTATAGGTTAAAAGCAGAATATGAAAATATTCCAGAGCTGAGAGAGGAAGGTAGGATTTCTTATATAACTTCTGCATGGTATACTGCTGAATATTGGTACACCTATGTAAAATCTTGCATAAAAAGAATGGTTATGGGTGATGAAACTGCTAATTTCTTAGCATTTGATTATTTGATAACATTATACCATAATATAAAAACTGAGTCAATGATCAGAAATGAAATGGGGGATATGGATGATGTTTCTATACAAATGGAATACTTAAATATTCCAAGCGGATCAAGCGGTAAAAGTTATTTCAAACCAAGTCTATTTACAAGAAAATTGAAAAGAGCATTTTATCCTCAAAAAGACGATAATTATGATTTAAGAAAAAATCCATATGATTTAAAAAAGGTTGATGGCGAGATTCGATTCGTTGCAGCAGACATTGCAACAAGAACGAATAAAGCAAATGATAATAGCATTATAATATGTGTTCGCGCTATTCCTCTTTTAAACAAAGGTTATGAACGCCATCTTGTTTATATTGAATCATTTAAAGGCAGAGATGTTGGTGTGCAAGCAAGAAGAATTAAAGATATATTCTTTGATTTTAATGCAGACTATATTGTACTTGATGTACAAAACGCTGGGATAAATTAAATTGTCCTCCTCGATAGTGATATTGAGGTAATAAATTGTGGAATTAAGCGGGAAAGCTGAAATGCTAATCCGAACCGAAGGCTGAGTTTAAAAACGCAGTCAGGGGCAGAGCATACTTTTTGAAACTCTATTAGAGAATATAATAAAAGCACGAGTCCACAATATCTTTCTTCTAAGAAAGATAAAAAGATATGCCAAACTAACAAAAATAAAATTGTTAGAATATATAGATAAAAAGCTATATAGATAATAAAATTGAGGCGTTTTTGATTCATTAACTGAGCCTACTTTATGTGAAGATAGAGGAATTACGCACCCCGCATTAGGCGTAGTTGGAGATGAATTCTCATTTATCAATTCTGATAAAAAATATGAACTAAGAAAAGATCATACTCGCAGTTTGAATCCGATGGAAGTAATTTTCCCGATATCCGCAACTTTAGAATTAAATAGCCAGATGGCAAGTGCATTCAGAATTTCACTACAAAAGAAATTGTGGAGCTTTCTAATCCCAGATGGAGAAGCTGAAGAATTTCTAATTAAAAATGTAAAAGAATTTACAAATAATGTAAATGATTCTGAAGCAACAGCATTTTTCCTAAATCCTTATATCAATACTGGTCTTATGGTTGGTGAATGTATCAATCTTGATATGAGTTTAGTTAGTGGCAAAGTTAAGTTAACTGAGAAATCAGGATGCTATAAAGATAGATATTCAACAATATCTTATTGCAATTGGGTATTATCATTTTTTGATCAAGAATTATTGAAGGAAACTGAAGATAATAGCATGAGCGATCTTGAATTCTTAACAAGCATGACTAAAGTATGGTAGCGCGAAGATTAGGATAATTAAAATGTATATAAAAGTTGAGTTTTATGTAAACCTTCGGCGAAAGGAGGTATAAATAATTGGCAAAAAATAAAACAGAGAAATTACAAGAAGATGATATCTTATCTACTAAAGAAGAGATAATATTTGCTTTAGATTATGCAAAAAGGCTTTCTGAACGCACAGGGTTATACCCAAGTGTTTTTAACCCCGTCTTGCTAAATAGTCGTTTAAAAGATATAAGTTTATCGTCTACTGGCACAAAAGTTAATTCTGATAGTGTTGCAAAAGCATTAGAAAATCCGAAAGAATCAGAAAAGACTTTGCTTGCAATGTCTGAATCTTTTGAAGTTAGTAGTACGCCTTATAGACGATTACTTGGCTATATGTCAGATTTATTATCTTGGGATTGGACTTATTCTTGTATGAATATCGGAGATGAGTCTAATTATAAATCAACTAAATATAAAAAAGATTTGGATATAATGTCTAAATTTATGGATTCCTTTGATCATAAAAGTGAATTTGCAAGAGTATCTAAAGAACTTTATAGAACTGATTCTTACTTTTGTGTATTGCGAGATGAGGGGGAGAAATATATATTACAACAGCTTCCTCCTGATTATTGTC